GCCTTGCTCTGAAGCCTCGACGCCATCGATTGCGGCGAGAGCCCCATTGCCTTAGCAAGGTCCTTCTTCATTAAACCGCTGTTGGACAAGATCATGTTCGTATTCATCGCAACAACGTCCTGCCTGCGCAATGTAGCGCTCGGCTGAATATCTAGCATTGTCATGAAATTCATTTTACTACGGTTTTAGCGTAGTACTCGGCGTGTTGGCTACGTCATATGGTTAATCATTGGTCTAGAACTTCATCAAATCTTAGTCTGAAAGTTTTTAAATGATTAGTCAGATAAGAAAACTCATGAGAGACAATCACGTCACACAGCGCGATCTGGCGCATGAGCTAGGCGTCTCCGAGCAGGCCATCAGCGACAAATTCCATGGCCGCTCAAATTTCACGTTGCGTGATGTGTCGCGCATAGCCGACTTTTTCGACGTTTCCACTGATCTCGTGCTTGGCCGAGAGCCATTGGAGGTGTTGTGATGGCTAGATTTTTTTCACGCCGTTCGGGAGTTTCGATGGTCCCATCCAGTCTTCATGCGGTATCTCGGACTTCCACCATCCGGCGCCGGTGCGTTCACTATGGAATCGGCCGAGATGGAAACGTTTGCGTATATGAAGGCGCTCACACAGTTTGTTTGCCAGACGTTTCATCCATGCGATGCGGCTCCATTTCCAGCGTTCGGTGTCGATGGTTTCGACTGGGATTTCTCCGTCGTGGGCTTCTGATCGTAGAGCCACGAACATACGCAGTCCGACCGCTTTCACCTTGCGGAACGCAATCGTCTGTCGGGAGGCGGTGATCATGATCAGCATCGGTGTCGCTTTTCCTGGTTTCCCTTGCACGACTACATCGAGTATTTCGTCGGAGTCTTCCAGTACGGGAACGTATGTGACGTTGCTGAAGTCATCCATGATGACGGCGTTCGACAAGGGTATGAATCTGGCATCGTATGCCGGGAGGTTCGGCGACGTGCATGTGATGCGCACGCAATCCACATGCCCTTCGACCGGGTACAGGCATGTTACTAGGTCTTCCGGCCGTTGCGTCCATTCGTTTCTCAGGATTTGCCATATGAGCAAAGCGAACGTCGGCACAGCCAGGACGTTGACCAGTGTCTGGAGTGCTTCACCCATATGTTCTTCCTTCCTCCGTCGCGTAGGACGGTTTGTTTATCTCCTGTCCGCCAGCCTACGCCGACGGGGGAAGGATCCTAAACGTTCAACGTTCGAGGATGGTGCCTGATGAACGAGAAACGGAAGGCGAAATGGGTTGCGCAGACCCATAGCCTCGAGAACATGGCCGACATGATGAACCACGAGATGCGACGTAGGTTCCGGATCGTGACGAACCGGTCGCTGGTGGACGGCGTTCTTGGCGACTTCGCGCTAGAGGACCTCGACAACAGCGCGGAGTTCCGCACGCTCGCGTACCTCGACTACGAGGAGATGCGCGGCTACATGTACGGGATGCTGGAAAGCTACCGCCATTACAAGCCATTGATCATGGGGGCCATACATGCGTAAGTTCCTTCAGATCGTCGCGCTGGGTGATTTCCTGTCCGACTGACAGTCCGATAACTGAATGCCATTGGCGTCGGTTCGACCGCAGGTTGCCGACGTGGCGGTTAAAGCACCCTGCCGCGCCTTGCCCAGCGCGTTACAAACACGCCCGGAATGCCGGGCGGTTACCACGGCCCCAGCGGGGAGCCATGCGGGTTCACTGATCGACTTGGGGCGCATTGTCAGGGCGCAACAGGGTGCATCACCCGCATACGTGCGGGGCCCCACTTCGAGACCTTGCGCGCGGCTTCGGCCGCTGACCTGTGCGACGGCGCGGCTCCGTTACGAAGCAACCTTGCATGGCGAACCCTAACCGGCAAACACTTGAGCGATCTTGTGTTTCCCGGCTTGGGTTCCCCGCTCTAACGCCCACCACCCGAAGGTCACATTATCCACAATCCCTATCCATTTATCCACAATATGAAACGAGGTTCGAGACATGGGTTATTCGGTCGATTACAAGCCAACAAGCAGACGTGCCAAGAGGACGGTGCCGAAGAACAAGGCACAGCGTACGAAGGACATCAAGAACGCAATCCGTTGGAACATCGGGCAGTTGGAGCATGACACAATTAGCGCCGACTCGGTACAGCGTCCCATGGTCATCGGCATCCTTCGTCTGAACCGCATCAGTCCGCACGCCGACCCGTCCGGTGATAACACCTTCCAGCAGCTGATCGCCGAAGGTTGGGTGCAGCGCCCGAAGCGCATCGGCGGCGTGCAGTGTTTCGACCGCGCAGACCTGATTAGATCCTTGAAGGCTTATGCGGGAGTGGCGTGATGAATCCAAGGGCGAAACTGACCACGGCGCAGGCCGCACGGTACCTGCATAAGTCACAACGGCAGATGGAACGCATGAGGGCGGACGGCACCGGGCCGACGTGGTTCAAGTCGGGCGACGCGATCAACAGTCCGTGCCTGTACGAGATAGCCGACCTTGACATGTGGGTGCGTGGGCAGAAGGCGAAGTGAGATGGGGCGCAGGCAGACCATAGACCCGCTGGTGCGGGCGAAGGTCATCGACACATGGGGCAACGACTGTTGGCTGGGATTGCCGGGCTGTACCAAGGTCGGTGCCGAGGACGACCATATCGTGCCTTACTCGCATGGTGGTATGGATACCGTGGCGAACATACGCCGCGCGTGCAAGCACTGCAACGCATCAAGGCAAGACCGCGTCTTGTACGGCTATGGGGCGCGGTTGCACATGGTGATAGTACCGCCCGGTTCGTGTGACCGTGAGGCCGTGGAATGGATAGACGCGCATAAGTCGGCGGGTGACCCGGTGGTGTCGTTCAGTACGTTGGCCACGGCCATGGGCCTGACCAATCCCAGTCTTGCGTGCAGGCGCGCGGTGGCCATGGCATGGTCGGGCGCGTACCGGCAGTTCGCCACGTCGGCCGAGCCTATCGACGTGTGGCTGACCCGCACCACCATCAGCAGCAACCGCCACCCCAGACTGTTGGACGAGTGGATAGCCTTGGACTATGACCTGCATGTGATAGACCCCGGCTTCAGCGTGGAGTGGGAGCGCGCGCGGGACGACGCGACCCGCCGTCGTGTCAGGCAATGGTACGCGCTGCACTTATCGCAGGCGTTGGTGGACACGAGACGTGCCGAACGGCGTGCGAGACTCGTTGCCCTTGGCCTTCGCTCCGAGCCGGTGCAGATCGCTTCGCGCCCGAAGTGGTGAGCCTGTTTTTTAAACACACGGCCGGCCAAAAGACCCCGCGCCCAGTTTTTTCTCCCCCCGAACACAAATAAAAAAGCCGCAAAACGTTGGAATACCAACGAAATGCGGCATATCGCTTTCAAAACATGAAGATACACCATGTTTGTGATTGGAGCAACCGTTATGGCGCTTTTAGATGGAATGGATGACGACACCGGCCGTATCATCGGCCCGCAGGAACAGACCACAAGGCAGATCGTGGACGACCTTAAGGCCAAGCACCCCGAGCCTGACCCGATACGCGACGGGTTATGCCAGTCCATGTTGTCGTTGGCCGCGAACATCGACGCGCAGAACCGCACCGGCAAAGAGATCAGCCGGAACATGGGACAGTACATCGACGCATTGTGGAAGATACGCGACATGTACCCGACCGAGACCGTCGCCGACGACGACGTGGAAGCCGTATGGAGCGGCGCGACTTATGAGGATTAGAGGCGGCACCAAACGCAATCCCGGCCGGCGCACGGACGGCGGACGGTTGGCCGCCATAGCGCGGATGATGGGCACGCCGCTTATCCCGTGGCAACGTTACGTGGCCGACGTGGCGTGCGAGATCGACCCGGACACCGGCAGCTTCTACTATGACACGGTGGTGGTCAGCACGCCGCGCCAGTGCGGCAAGTCCGCGCTTGTGGACGGTTCCGACACGTACAACGCGAGTCTTGGCCGTCGCCGGCGCATCGCCTACGCCGCGCAGACCGGCAAGGACGCCGAAGACCACTTCAAGGAATACGCCGAGGCCATGAAGGCGAGTCGGCTGGTGCAGAAAGTGGACAAGTTCCGCTTCAGCAACGGCAACATGTCCGTGACGTTCGGCAACGGCAGCACCATCAGCCCCATGGCCATGACCAAGATCGCCGGCCACGGAAAACAGTTCGACAAGGTGACCATAGACGAGGCATTCAGCCTGACCAAGGACGCGGGCGACACCATCATGGACGCCATCGTGCCGACCATGAACACGCGACTGAAGCGTACCGGCATCACCGCGCAACGGTGGATTACCTCGACCGAGGGCACCGCAGAATCTACGTATTTCAATGCGCTGTTGGACGGGTTGCGCGCCGGCGACGTGCCCGAACGCACCTGCTGGTTCGACTTCGGCATACCCGTGGACGCCGACCCCGAAGACCTCGAAACCATCATGTTGTACCATCCAGCCGCCGGCTACCTGTGGTACAAGCCCCAATTGCGCGACTTCCGCGAGGGCTTCGGCGACAACGTGGCCGGTTGGGCGCGCGCCTTCGGCAACCGGCGCGACGAAGGCATAACCGACCGCGTGATAGACGAAGCGACATGGACGGCCACCGCCGTTGCACCCGTGGAACCTTCGGCGCTGGGCGACAGGCCGGTGGTGTTCGGCGTGGCCGTTGACGTGGACGCGACGCACACCAGCATATCGGCCGGCATCCTGAACCCGGACGGCACCGTGACCACGCAACTGATCGAGACCATGGACGGCACCGGCTACGCGCCCACCGAACTCGCCAGATTATGCACGGCGTATGACGCGCCTGTGGTCATCGACACGCGCGGCACCGCCGCCGACCTCGCCGACCGGCTGCACCACATGACCGACCACAACGGCGACCCCTCGCTGTCGTTCGTGGACATGGACGCCGGCGACTACCTGACAGTCGGCCAAAGCTACGTAAGCGGCCTGACCAACAAGGCGATATGGCACGCCACCGACCCCGACTTGGACGCAAGCGCCGCGAACAGCGCACGCAAATGGGCCGGCGACGCATGGCGCGTGAGCCGACGCGGCTCGACCGGCCTCACATCGCCGTTGGAATCGTGCATGTTGGCCGCATGGGGCGCGGCCCACCGGCCCGAAGAGTCGGGGCCGTTGCAAATCTTCTAAAGGGTATACGCCATGTGTACCCTTTGGCGGTACTTGGCGGTACTTGGCGGTACTTGGCGGTACTTGGCGGCACGGTGCTGGACGGGGCCGGCTTGCTGGCCGCATGATTGGCGGCATGACTGACCGACTGAGTTTGTGGGAGCGCGTGAAGCTCGCAAGCCGGGTATTGACCCGTAGCACGGCGGACGACATGCCCGAGGGCATCCGCCCGCCGTCGCGCGCGGCGGATTGCGACCCGTTGTCGCTGTCCACGGTGTTCCGTGGCGTGCAGGTATTGCAGACCGCCATCACCGGCCTTCCCATCCACGAAATGCGCGGCGGCGTCAAACTGGACACCGTGAGTTCCCTCGTGCAACAGCCCGACGTGAACAGATCACGACGGGACTTCTTGGCCGACATGGTGGCAAGCATGGTCATCGACGGAAACGCCTTCGTGCGCCTGGTGCGCTTCGGCGGTGACATCGTGTCTTGCGAGGTGCTGCCGCCCGCCCTTGTCGTGGTGTCCGACGACGGCAGCGACCCCGCCGCGCCGAAGCTCCGTTATAGCTATCTCGGCAAGGACTACACCGCCGACGACATCGTGCATTGCAAGTTTCTCAACGTCCCCGGCCGCTTGCGTGGCCTCGGCCCCATATCGGCGGCGCGTGAAGAGGTGGAAGGCGCGAAGATGGCCCGCGACTACAAGGCCCGCTTCTACACCGATTCGAGCAATCTGAAGGGCTATTTGAAGACCGACAAGAAAGTGACGCCCGAGTACGCGAAGCAGGCGAAGACCGATTGGAAGGCGTCGGGCACGGCCGCCGACATCAAGGTATTGGGCGAGAACCTCACCTACGTTCCGCTCGATATGAAGCCGGCCGATTTGCAGTTTTTGGAGACGCAGAAGTTCGACACCACGCAGATCGCCCGCCTGTTGGGCATCCCCGCGTCGATCATGCTCGCCGCCGTCGATGGCTCGAATCTCACCTACAGCAACATCGAACAGAGCTGGATTGAGTTCGCCGACTACACGCTTGCGGCCTATGCGGGCGAGATCGAGGAACTGTTTAACCGCTTGTTGCCGCGCGGCCGTACCGCCGCGTTCGACTGGGACAGCAGCCGTCGAGCCGACATGGCGGACCGGTTCAACGCATACAAGACGGCGATAGACGCGGGATGGATGGACGTTAACGAGGTGCGCGCGCGTGAGGCCCTGCCACCGCTGATCGCGGCACCGCAAACGCAAGAGGTGAACAATGAAGCATGAAATCGGATTGAAGGGCATGTGCCTACGCGCCGCCGAAGATGGCGACGGGCGCACGCTGGAAGGCGTGGCCGTGCCCTATGGGCAGATCATCGACACATGGGACGGTGCCGAGACCTTCGACCATGACTGCCGGTTCGACGACATCGAATCCGCGAAGCTGTGCTACCAGCACGGCGAACTGATCGGCCGCATCACCGGCGCGGAAAGCCGCGACGACGGGTTGCACATCACCGCCCGCATCTCGGATACGCAGCGCGGCCGCGACGTCGTTGAGCTCTTGCGAGACGGCGCATTGGACTCGCTGTCGGTGGGCTTCATCCCGCTCGAAAACGAGATGGACAAGGCCGGTATTACCCATCGCAAGCGCGTGCGCCTGCTGGAAACGTCGGTGGTGTCGTGGCCGGCCTACGAATCCGCAAAGATCACCGGGCAACGAGACATGGAAAAGACCACCAACAACCGAAATGAAAGTGAGGACCCCAAGGTGGACAAGGAACTTGAGGAAATGCTTAACGGCATCAGGGACGAGCAGCGCAGCATGAAGGCGGCTATCGCCAAGGGCAGCGCGCCGGAACACAAGACAGTGGGCGGCGAGTACCGCACCGCTGGCGATTACCTTCAGGCGCTCTATCGCGGCGACGAAGCCGCCGTGCAGCTCATGCACGAATGCCGCGACCTTATCGCCACCGGCAACACCGGCAACACCAGCACTTGGATTGCCGACGACTTGCGCCTTATCGAAATGCGCCGCAAAGTCATCAACATCCTCACTCACGACACGTTGCCCGCCAAGGGTATGACCATGGAATACAACGTGGTCAGCACCGACACCACGGACGTTGCGAAACAGGCCACAGAGGGCAACGCCTTGCAGTTCGGCAAGGTCACGTTCGGCACCAAGAGCGTGTCAATCGACACCTACGGCGGCTACACCACCATGAGCCGTCAGGTAATCGAGCGTTCCACCACGCCTATGCTCAACACGGCACTGGCCGCATTGCGCAACGCCTACGCGAAGGCGACCGAAACCGCCGTCCGCAACTACCTGTACGAAACCATCGCCTCTCAGCGCGACGCGACACAGAACGCCAACAAGATTGACGCGCCCGCCACGCTTGCGGCCATGACCATCGACCAGTGGGCCACGCTGATTATGAACGCCGCCGAACTGGCCGACGACCGTAACGTGAACCTCACCCGTCTTGGCGTCAGCAAAGACGTTATGGCCTCGCTTATCGCCTTGAAAGACAGCGGTTCCCGATTCTTCGACCTGTCCGGCGACGGCTCGGACACCATCGGCAACTTCGACCTGACCGGCATCGCCGGCAAGTTCCTTCGGCTGCCGGTGCAAATGCTGCCGAAGGCCCCGAACGGCACGGCGTGCTTCATCGACCCCGAATCGGTGACGGTATGGGAAAGCGGCGGCCCGACCCAGCTCAGCGACGGAGACCCCACCAAGCTCACCGAGAACTACAGCGTCTACGGCTACATGGCGGTTGCGGCCACCAACGTTGACGGCCTCATTCCGGTGAAGTTCCCAAAAGGGTGACGCCCACGGGACTCAGCACTACGCCGACTAGTGTAACCCTCACCGCGGGCGATAATGCCGAGATCAAAGCCACAATCACACCAGACACAGCGCCACAGACCGTGACCGCCACCACTGCCGGCACCGACCTTATCGACATCGAGGTGATCCACTGACCACCATCACCATCACCGGGAAACAACCGGGAAAAACCGACGTGACGATATCCAGCACCGTCAATCCAGCGGTAAAAACCGTCGTGCCCGTCACAGTGCTCTCCCGTAACCTGTTGTCTTATGGCCCCGCGTCGGGCAACGGTTTGACCGCCACCGTTAACAGTGACGGGTCATTGCATGTCACCGGCACCGCCACCGGTCAATGGCGTGGCCTGTCGTGGACGTTCCCATGCCCGGTACATGGCACCGTGAAACTCAGCGGCACTAGTATCGCCGGTTTGAGCTTCAGCATCAAGTGCCTCGACGCCAAGGGGAAGCAACTGGGAGACCAAATGAACTTGGGTAACAGTGTCATGGCAATCCCTGCCGGCACCGTCAGCCTGTTCCTCAACGTCATCTCCACCGAGGCCACGCCCACCGCGAAGGACGGCGACCTCCGAATCCAGTTGGAATCCGGTACTACCGCGCACGATTGGATGCGACCCGACAACACGAGCCTTAGGGGGGGGGGCTATGAACTAGCGAACCTGTATCCGCGTGTCACAGGCCTGCCTAAAACGTTGGGTGCCAACCCGGGGATTACGGTCACGGAAACGACACCGGGCACGTACCGGTTTAAAGGCTCCACCAATACAACAGCTGACTCATGGGCGGACTTGCAGAGTTCGGTGCATCTGGACGCGGGAACGTACACGATAGAGGCTTCGGACTTCCCCTATGGCCCTAACAGTTGGAACTTCGGCATCCAAGCCACGCTCAGACCGGACGACGGGGGCGAATCCATCACGTTCGGCCCCAACAATTACGGGCCTAAAACCCTGCCGGCCGGCACGTTCGACACGAACATCTTCGTCAACACCATAGGCGACATGGACGCGCTGATCACGCCCCGCCTGTACAAAATCGACTAACCTCCCTCGCACTCTGCACCATCCATAGCAACCATCATGAAAGGAGTCACAGCCTTGATGGACTGGAAAAAATACGAAGCGTCGGTGCGTGACGAAATCGGAGTCCCGGCCGGCGACGCCGACCGAGTGCAACGCGCCATCACCAGCGCCATCAGCTACGTGGACAGCGCGATAGACGGGCACACGGTGGATGACACCGTGCGCGCCGACTGCATCACGTCATGCGCCGCCGACCTGTACAACGCCCGCGACGCCCGATTGGGCGTGATGGACGTGGGCGACGGCACGGTGGAACCATACCGCATCAGCACCGACCCTCTCAGATCGGTCTGGCCGAAACTGAACGCGGTCGGCGTGCCCACGGGCGGGCTGGTGATCGCATGACCGTGAGCGTGCGCGAGGAGCGCGAAGCCCTTATGGACTTGCTCACCGACGCCGCCGGAGACCTCGTGGCCGCCGTGACCATCGACGCCCAAGAGGCCCGGCCATTGCCCGGCAAGGCCGTTATGCTGATCGACCCGCCGACGATCACGTTCGAGGGC